CTGCGAAGCTGCTTGAGACAAAGCTTGGCCCACGCTTTGCAAGAAGCTTGCAAATACTTCTTTAGCAGTAGCAGTGCCAGAAATAAGACTTGCCACGCCAGTAGTCATTGCCTCGCCAAGTGCATCTCCAATGCCTTGCGCAGATACTGCTGCAAGATTTTGAACGGAAATCAATTGTTGTAACTCCTCTCGAAGCTTTCGAATGTATTCCTGAACAGAACCAGCTTCTGGAGTGGCCATTTGTAACTGCTGCAAGGAGCTAATTTGCTCTGGAGTGGCCCCAAGCTCAGTAGCTCTAGAAATATTTGTGGCAAAGCCTCTGCGTTGCTGAAGAACTGCTGCTTGTTGAGGGCTTATTTGGCCGGCAGCGATAGCAGCGTCCTCAAGAAGAGCATTAAGTTCTTGCTGCTTTTTAAGTTTTTCCTTCAAAGCTTCCTGAGCTTTATCCGCTTGATTTTTTTCGCTAACTTGCAAGTCCAAGAATTCCTTTTGCAGCTCGTTCTGTAGCTTGTAGAGTTCTACATTCGAATCTTGCAGTTTATTGTTAAATTCTTTTTCTGTTAAAGACTTGCCAATTATCTCTCCTTCCTTTTCAATTAGCATATTTACAAACTCTTGAAGTACGCTAATTTTGCCTTGAATTTTCAAGGCGCCGGAAAGAGATTTAAGGCTTTCCGCTTCTGCATCATTCCCGCTTAATTTTGCTTGCGTAATAAGCTGGGCAAGTCGAAGTTCCTTATTAGAAGCTTCCATTTGCATTTTACGCTGACTTTCTAAGTCAAGCAATTGTTCAAGGGGTATCCTCTTCTCCTTTTTGGCTTTTTCTTTTTCTGCACCATCGCCGGTCAGGCCAGCAGAAGTTGCTCCTAATCCCATGCCGAATTTGGGAGGGCGCACAGGAGCGGTCCATTTCTCGACATAGCCCGCGATGCGAGATTGGCGATCTCTCGCGATCTTATCTTGTTTTTTATCGTATTCAAGCTCAACGCGCAAGGCTTCTTCGTATGCCTTTCTTTTCTCAAATGGATTACCAAAAAGCTGCCCCAAAGGTCCATATTGAGACTGAACGGCTAGCGCTGCTCTTTTTTCGGGGCCGCCAGCAGCTCTTTGGGATTCGCTAGCCAAATCCGCTAACGCATTCAATCCACGAGCAAAATTACTAAAGATATATTTGAAGAAGTTCTCAAACAATGGCCCAATCGAGTTAATGACGCCAGAGAAAATAGTATAAAAATCTTCAGCCGCCACTCTTACCGTCGCGATAAAAGTTTTAAATTGCCTTTCGTTATTTATTGCAAACTCAAGAAGTTTAGTAGCATAATCCTGGAAGCCAGCTCCGACTTGCTGAAAGAAGCCGCCATAGGCAACAGAGGCAGCAGTAAGGGCCACCTGTAGACGAGCCCCTGCGTTCTCTGGAGCATCAGCAAGAATTTTAGCTGTTTCTGCGTAACGCCTTGTTAATTCTTGGGTAAATTTCAGGAAGTCCGCAAGGCTAACCTGTCCTTTCTCTAGCGCTTTGTCTAGCTCTTGTGGAGTTTTATTAATGGATTGAGCAAAGATTGTAAAAGCGCCAGGAAGTCGTTCGCCTATTTGCCCTCTCAACTCCTCCGCAGTAACCTTACCTTTGCTAAATACTTGGGCTGTTGCAGTGAGGGCACCATTCAAATCCTCAGCACTACCTCCAGTGGCAATGATTGCAGCAGCAATCCCATTAAAAACTTGTTTAGTATCTTGAGTTTTACCGCCTGCTCCAACAACGCTCGCTTGTAACTTAGTAAATTGTCTCGTTGCTTGATCAATGGGCAATAGGAAATTCTTACTGATTTCCGTGGAGGCAGCGATGGCGCGGTCATAATCAGCTTGATCTTTTACAACACCGGCCAACGCTATCCGGGCCTTGTTTACTTCGGCAACCGTACGAGCCATTGCTGCCGCGTACTGACCGAGGCCATCTACTGCTTGACCAATAGCTGCGCCAGTAAACGCTCCTGGTACGCCTCCAGCAAGACCGCCAGCAATGCCGCCTAAAGCACTGCCAATGCCGCCACCAAGACCTCCTCCATATAAGAATGCTCCGCCAGCGGCTCCCAGACGCGCTTGAGCCGAAGGACCTGCGCTTTGTCGTCTATTTATATTTTCAACTGCTTTTTCTGTTTTAATAATTTCCTTGGTAAGCTCTCGCCATCGCGATGTTTCGGGAGCTATTAATCGTGCTTCGTTTTTAAGTGATCTTAATTTTGATTCGTAAGCAGCTAATGAAGCGGGAGCAAAAGATTCTGGTTTTGGACCAATTTCCTTTGACGTACCAATAGCCTCTTTGAGGCTTTTATCTAGAGCGTCAAAATATGCAGGACTTCCAAATTGACCCGCACCACCACGAATGGGGCTTGCAATTTCTGGGATGGCGCCACGGGCGCCCATCCCCGCCCTGAATTCCATGATGCCACGCTGCTGCGCCGCAATCTTTTTGGATTGAGCAACTGCTAAATTAAACCGCTTATCCCAATCGTCAACTTCAGCTTGAAAATTTTTGCGGCGTGCCTGATCTTCCGCTTGCAACTGTTCGTTCGCAAGACCAAGGAGTTTCTTGTTGTAATCTTCCGCAGCTTTGCTAGCTTTATTGGCAGCCGCAAAATTTGCGTCAATTGCCTTATTTAAAGACTGGTACGCCCTGTCAATATTAACGACAGCATTCCTAGCATCCGTTAATTCTTTTTTTAATTTGCTTAAATCCGACGCGGCCTCAAGAAAATCATCTGCGCCAATCTCAGCCTTTTCAAACTCCTTCGTAACAGCTTTAATTGCTTTTTGTAGGTCACTAATGGAGCGGCCAGCAGCACTAGCGTCTGCAACAAAACGAATTCTATATTCAGCCATTCCTCACCTCCTCAACAATTAAAGAATCAACTATTGTATTAAGTCTAGAAACAGTGCCGTTAGTAAAAGAGCGCGCTGGTAAGCTTTGTCCGCCTTTGCTCCTGTATCCATCATGCACCTCTAGCGCATACGATCGCCCTTCCCCTCCGGTCCATACAAAATCAACGGAATATTGACTTTCATTTTCGCGTGTTTGACTATCTCTCAATCCTCCTAGGTCAACAATGTCACGAGGCGAACCGACAGTGCTTCCATTTGCCCTGGTAGTATCATTCGGCCAATTCCATTTGACCGCTTCAATCTCTTCTTTAAAATCTTTTTCAGCCCAATCCATCGCCCTTTCAAATACACGACCAAAGGCGTTTTCAAGATTGACAAGGCGATTAGTTGCGTCGTCTTGAATGGGCACTGGATAATTTCTAATTATTTGTATCCTAACGAAGTTCAGCTCCTATCATGCCAACAATCGCGGGTGGCATCGCTTCATGCTTTAATGCCCACTGCAAAGCCTCTTTTGTGCTTTGTTTGATAAGTTCAGGACCATCGTTAAGCTCAAAGGGAAGAAATTGATCAAGCTTTGCTCTGTTGCCTTTGCCTCCCAAGGCAGAACAAACAATCATTGCAAGCTTTGCTGTTGTTACGCTCGATGCGTTGGTTCTTCGCTGCATACTTTCGTAATGATGCTTCAAAACATCCCCTAAAAGTTTTACGGGAAGCCGCGAAAAATTGGAAGACTGAAACAATGGATCAGTGAGCTGAAGGCTTGTCAATTGACAAAACACTTCCGTCCAATCCGTTGCATTATCAATGGCATGTTCGGCTTGCTCGGCAAGCCGCTCTATTAGTTTTTTGCTTCTTCCTCTTCTGGTTCGCCAGTCTCCTCAAGGCTCCGATCTTCTGCTGCCATAAATGTTTCCGTTGCATCTAAAAGCTCCTTGGGAAGCATCTTCGTGTCTTCCATGGACCAGTCATCAGTTGGAGTCCATTTTTTACCCTGCAACACTTCTCCGCGATTCCTGAAGAAGATAGTTACTAGCTCTCCAAATTGCTCGCGAGGAGAAGGTAATGACGCCATCAATGCAACTGCCTCTTCTGAGTATTCTTGCAAGACACTATGACCGTCGCCCCTGTCCTGTAGCAAAGCAAAAGCCTCTTCCTCTTCAATGCTTTTTTCTTGAGCAATTTTTTTGGCCAGTGAAATAGCGCGTAGCGTAAATTGTGCCCGCTTCTGCCCTTGCTCTTCTCGAATCCAAGCTTCCTCGGCTAGCCAGCTTCCATATTTGCGCAGCCTTAGGCAGTCTCCAATTTCTACATACTTCGCATTGCTCAGCAGGAAAATGTTGGAATACTTGCTCATGACAATCTCTATTGCAACGGAAGTCTAGCATTAAGAATCCTCATTGGCACTCCATTACCAATTGCCTTAAATGGCACCCCCACTTCTATCTCTTCTTTGCCAAAGCTAATCACGATGGAAGATGGGCAATTAGAAAGGAAGCAGGCCAGGCCCGCCTTAACGAATAAGTCGTCTTTACTTACGTCAAAAAGCCAAATCTTTTCGCACTTGCTTTTGGCTAATTTCATGAACGAGGGTATACATTTAAAAGTTCTGTATCTGGAATTCTAATGCGATATTGCCCGTAAACAACATCGCTTTCGGGGCGGAATGAAAACTGCGCGTCGGGAAAGCGCCTCGCCATTCGTTCTGCCGCTTGCGATAATGCAGATGAATTAGGCGTGTAGTCAACAAGCACCACCGTCCATTGCTTATTATTTTGCACTTTTCCTACCATGGCCCTTGGACTTATTGACGGAAATTCTTCAATCGTCACTTCAAGTCCCTTTACTTTCCATGCACTAGGAACGCTTTGCCTGCCTACTACATACATGGCAGGAAGCGTTGAATTATTTGGCAATGTATAAGTGCCAATAAGATTGGGCGATGCAGAAAGCAGCTCAGTAACTGTCTCGCGCAGTTGTGAAATGTTCATTAAAAAGCCTGTTCCCGTAGGAACAGGCTAGCGAAAACAATGGAAAAGAATCAGGAATTGGGAGCGCTTGGAATAAGGCTGCCAGTATTCTCAGCATTCTGATGGATACCAATGCGACCACGGCTCACAAGATCAAACGTACATTCAACGAGGTTATCAGCGGGATAGCTCTCGTTATAGTTCATTACACGGCCCACATAAGCCACTCGATCATAGTAATAAGTATTGCCAGAAGCGCCAAGTTGCTTGTTGATTTCAACGTACACTTCAGCATTCTTATCGTAACGACCAGCGGCGATCACCTGGAAAGCCTCGTCAAAACTATTCGGCAGAAACACAGTGCCGTCAACATCCTTCTGGAAATAAGAAGTGATAGCAGCAGTGGCTTGACTGGTAACAATTACACTGTCAGCAAAACCACCACCACCAAGGAGATAGAATTCCTGGTTGCCATCATTGAAAGCAACAGATGCAGTGGTGGCTGCTTGTAACGTATAAAGAGCAGGAGCGCCACTAACAGTAAAAGTGGCGCCGCTTTGAGTGATGGTAGGGCGAGCAGTGCCAGAAATAGAGCCAACGCGGACAATCACGTCCTGGCTCTTCACTAGCTCAGTGGGATGGTAGAGCATGAGAAATTCCTCAATGGAAGAAGAGAGTTAAGCGTTGTCCACGCTGCCTTTGCCAATTAGTCTAAAAATTCCCCTGATTGGCGTGCCTAAGAACTGCCAATAGTGAATAGCAATTTCTTCATTAGGCAATAGTTCAAATCTTCCTTCTCTCCCATTGATTGTGGCAAGCGCGGAATCACCAGGAGTCACTCCAGACAGTGCTAATGGTGACGTAAGT